CGCGACGCCGCCGTGGTGATCTCGCTCGCCCTGCAGCACGGGGTGCCGATTGAAAGCCTCGGGCACGCCATCACGCGCGACCGTTCTGGTGCCGCCGCGTCAATTCTGGGCGCGGTCATCGATTGCGTTTCGGCGAGGACATTTTCAGAGGATGTTCGATGAGCGGCGACAACGACGATCCGATGATCCCGCTCGACGCCAAGGCGGCTGGCGAGGCGCCGTCCGCGAGCCATGGTGCAGGCAACGGCGCGATGCCGCCGCAGCCGCCGCCAGACCTCACCGAGATCCGGAAGCAACTATTCACGCGCGGCTACAAGATCCTGCCCAATCGCGGCAAGGCCCCCGTCATCAAGGGCTGGAGTGACCCGAACTATCTCGCCCGCGAACTGGCCGACAGCGGCAAGGGCACGGTGCTGGAGAAGATCGAACGCTGGCCCGGACGGTTTCCGGACGCGCACTCGACCGGCGTATGGCTCTGGGACAAGCTCCGGGTGATCGACATCGACGTCAGCGACGCTGACATGGTCAAGGCGCTGCTCGAGGCCATCCGCGAGCTCGCGCCGGAGATCGCAAATCGTGCGCCGATGCGCTTCGGCGCGGTGCCCCGGATCGCGCTGTTCGCCCGCGCGCCCGACAATGAGGACGGCAAAAAGTTATTCAACGACAAGGGAGATCTCATTCATGTCATGACGACGACATTCAACCGGATCGGCAGTCATCGTTATCGCCGTCCGGAGGAGGGCGAGGACGCGCCCACTCACTCCCTCGACATATTCGGCGGCGAGCCGACGGCAAAAGGCAACTGTTCTCGGCAATTCGGGGTCTACGGTCCGCATTCCTACAATGACGATGGCACGGTCGCGCGCGAATATACCTGGGCTTTGGGCCGGCCGGCGCTGCATGAACTCGATCTGGCCGATCTGCCGACGCTCAGCTACGCGACCGCGTGCAAGATCATCGACGCCTTCAAGGCGCTGGCGAAAGCCGCGGGCTGGGTGTGGGTCGAGACCGGTCTGGACAAGCACGAGGGCAACTGGGCCTACATACTGGTTGACGACCCGTCGATGCTGTTCAACGACAACATGGGCGGCGTGGGACTGCGGCTGCCGGAAGTGATCGAGAACTGCCCGGTCGGCGGCTCCAGGTACACCGTCGCTTCGAGCTTCATTCCCGGCGATACCGGCAGCAACGTCACCAAGTGCCTGGTCGGATGGTCGGCCCGACTGAACTGCATCACGATCTGGAATTCCGAGAGAGACATCACCTACGCGCCGGCCGACAAGAAACCGGTCGAGGATTGGTCACAGACCCCGCTGGGCGAGTTCTTGCGCAAACTGCGCGATGAGCATGGCGATAATCATGGCGGGGTTCTAATGGCGGCGCTGCAATGGCTGGACATGTCCAACTGGGACAACGAGCCCGTCCCCAACCGCAAATGGGCGATCCCGGACCGGGTGCCGCTCAATCAGGTCGGGCTGTTTTCCGGCGAAGGCGGCACCGGCAAAAGCATCATCGAGCTAATGAAGAACGTCGCCCATGTCGCCAAAGGCGAATGGTTCGGGTCGCAGCCCGGACAAGGCCCGACATTCTATCTCGGCGCCGAAGACGACACCGACGAGCTTCACATTCGCATCGCCGCCATTGCCCGGCACTATGGCGTCACCTTCAAGGCGCTGGTCGAGGGAGGGCTGCATGTTCTCCCGTTGCTCGGCAAGGACGCGGTGCTGTGCGCCGCCAATCCCAACCGCGGCCGCGTCGAGGTGACCGAACTCTATGACCAGATTTACGAGGCGGCCGGCGATCTCAAGCCGATCAACATCAGCGTCGACACGCTCTCGCGCGCGTTCGCTGGCAACGAGATCGACCGGGTGCAGGTCTACGCCTTTGCCATGCACATGCAGGCTCTGGCCAAGGCGGCCTCCGGCTCCGTAACCATCCTGAGCCATCCCAGTCTCGCCGGCATGGCGTCCGGGTCAGGGATTTCAGGCTCGACCGCGTGGCACGGGGCGTTTCGGTTCCGGCAGTACCTCAAGGGCGTCAAGGCGCCCGGGGCTGAGGAGATCAGCCCCGAGCGACCCGAGCCCGACAACGGCCTGCGCCTGCTCGAATTCAAAAAGAACCAGTACGGCCCGCTGGGGGCCAGCATCGCGCTCCGGTACGAGAACGGCCTGTTCCTGCCGGAGCTGGGGGCCACCGACGCCGAAAAGCTGGCCCGCCAGGAACAGGTGCAGCAGGTCTTCATGCAGCTCCTGGGCCGGTTCAACGGGCAGGGGCGGAACGCCGGCCACGCGCGCACCTCCAACAATTATGCACCTGTGACGTTCGCCAAGGAAACCGAGGCCATAAAGCACGGCTTGCGGAGGGCCGATTTTGAGGCGGCGATGCGAGACCTGTTCGCCGCCGGGCGAATCAAGGTTGAAACCTACGGGCGACCGTCGCGCCCGTTTCAGCGGCTGATTGCGGTGTGATTTGCGTTGCACTGCCGCACGTACCGCTCCCCGTCCGCATGCGTACTGCTCCGTACCGCTTCCGCGTGTCGCCTGCTCTACTGCCTACCCATGGGGAGCGGTACGCAGCTGTACCGCTCCCCTCAGGAGGATAGGCAGCGCGGTCGAAAAATCCCTCGCTGCGGGGCAATCGTTTGAAGGTTCCCCAGCGGCGCCACGCGCGTCAGCCCGGTACAGTTCGAACGCGCTGATCGCACCGTGTCAGGACTGCCACCCGAGCAGATCCCGGAGCGTTTGCACGCTGCCCGCAGGAGGATCCGCACGGTCCCACGATGCATTCGCCGGTCAGGACGAACTGCGTTATACTCGGTTTAGACCCCAATGAACCGGTCGGATGTCATTGATCCCAAAAACAAAAACTGAGGTGCTATCCCCTCGTCCTCGTAATGCGATGGCGCTGGATACCCTTGCCGGGGTGCGGGGCGAAATGGCCAGGCTCTATCGACTTGCGTTGAACGGCAGGATCCGGTCCGACGAAATGACGCGGTTTATCTATGCGCTGAAAGAAATCCGCGCCTGCCTCGAGGCGGAACTCTTGACCGACGTGCAAAGGCGACTGGCCGTGCTGTCGCGAGACATGGACAACCACAATGGTCAACGCGTCCCTTATCAGCCGGCTTTCTCACGCAGTTGATGAAATCGAGCAGCGGAGCCCAGCAGATCCGTCCGTGGAAGGTCGTGACGGTTCGTCGTGGTCTTAAAGAGGATTCCGATGCGGCGCGAGAGCGCCACTACGCGGCCCATCCCGAGGATCGGGGCGCGAATGTCGTGATCTTCGAGTTTTGCGATGATGAGGGAACGGCTGACGAGGGCTAGGATTGTGGCCCGCCGGCTGGGCCGTCGTGCGAGGAACCAGTAGTCGCCAGCGTCGCGACGTCTTCCCTCAGTTCGTATGTGTTGTGCTGTTCAGACGATTGAGCAGCCGGGCGACGGCGACCGCACCCCGTCTTTGACGTGTTGCGCCCCCCCTCTGAACAGGTTCAGACGTCTGCTGTAAAGCAAATACCCTTGCCTTTCGATACCTCCTCCTGTAAAGCTAACGTTCATAAGATTTACGAGCCGACTATGACCACCGCTGGAATTATCTCCTACATTCGCGTGTCGACCGCCCGCCAAGGTCGCTCCGGCCTCGGACTGGAAGCGCAGCGCGAGGCCATTGCCCGGTTTGCCGCGGCTGAGGGCTTCGAGCTGGCCGGTGAGTTCGTCGAGGTCGAGACCGGCAAAGGTGCCGACGCGCTCGATCGCCGCCCGCAGCTGGCTGCCGCGCTGGCTGAGGCCAAGCATCGTAAGTGCGCGGTCGCGGTCGCCAAGCTGGACCGGCTCAGCCGCGACGTTCACTTCATCAGCGGCCTGATGGCGGAGCGCGTCCAGTTCGTCGTCACCGAGCTGGGTGCCGACGTCGATCCGTTCCTGCTGCACCTCTACGCCGCGCTGGCCGAGAAGGAGCGTCGGCTGATCTCTCAACGTACCCGGGATGCACTCGCTGCCAAGAAGGCGCAGGGCAAGCAGCTTGGCAATCCGAAGCTGGTGGCGGCGGCGACCAAGCGCGACAAGGTGCTGCGGCCGATCCTGCAGAAGCTCGCCGGTCAGTC